TTTTGCCCCTCAAAAGAATACTTAAAAGGCTTGCAATTAAAAGACAAAGACAAAGAGCCCAGGTCGCGGAGCTCTTGCTCTATGTCTACCTCGTCGGAGTATGAGCCCAGGCGGAAATATTTTCCGTCGTAGCTGTCCCACAAAGGGAAATAGCCCTGCTCCGCCAGGAGCCAACCTTTTATTTTGTGTGCAAGCTCTACAAACTCAAAGGCAGTATTATTAAGCAAATTACACTTATACGGGACGGAGATATTTTTATAGCGTCCGTTATCCGTGATAAGGTCGCCGCTGCGCCCTGGTACGCTTGTATAGCTTACATCACGAGAGGCTCCCTTGTAGGAGCCTTTCTCGGTTATAAGTAAGCCAAACTCAAGGGAGCTGCGGTCTTTGAACATAAAAAACGGTAATTTTTCCATTATGCAAATACAACTCCTTTTCGTTTGATTTTTTCTGCTATGAGCTCTAATAAGAGGTCTACAAAACTATCTATGTCGCCCTTGTCGTCGGTGTTGAGGTTTTCAATATAGACAGCTTTCTCTCCGAGCTCGATTTTAACAACGAGTCGTCCCTCTCCGCTCTTTTCTGCTGCCGCAGCCATTGCGGAGGAGTAGTCCTTGTTTTCGCTTGCTGTTAAGACGCGCTCGCCTTTATGCAGCAGCGCGGGGTATTCGTCGTAAGGTACATACTCCATACCGATACGGAGGCGGGAGAGCTGCTTAATGTTAAGTCCCTTTCCGCCTACGCCTGGTACCCAATCGGGTATTTTAATTTTGTTAAGCCCTCGGATAAAGACATTTATACCGTCAATTATCCAATTTATAGGTACCTTAAAGGCGTTTTTAATACCCTCAAATATGCTGCCGAAAATCTTAACTACAGCGTCCCAGGCTCCGCGCCAATTTCCCGTAAAGACATTTTTTACAAAGTCTATAATGCCGCTGAAAGCGTCCTTTACATTGCCAACTACTGCGCCGATACTCTCGAAAGCTCCCTTAAATACGCCGCTTAATACCTCTGCTACAAGCGAGAGAGCCGCTTTTAACGGTGTTAATATAGTGTTTATTAACCCCGTAAATAAGCTGATAAGAGGCGGCAAAATAAGGTTGAGCAAGTCGAGCAAGGGCTGCAACAATGTAAACAGCAGCTCGAGTATAGGCTGCAATATCGGCATAAAGAGCTCGAGCAGGCTAATTATTACGGGCAGTACCGCCTCGAGCAGGCTTGTAAATATCGGCATAAGCTGATTAAGCAACTGCGTTAATATAGGCAGTATCATTTCTATAATTTGCAAGATAGGCGGCAAGAGTGTTTCTATTAACTGAATAATTACGGGCAAAACAGCCTCTATAAGCTGTACCAGGATAGGCAGCACCGTATTTATAAGGTCAATTAAAACAGGCAAAATAGCGTCTATAATTTGCAAAACAAACGGTAATAACATCTGCACAAGCTGCAATACAACGGGTAATATTGCCTGCACTATTTGCAACAGCGGAGGCAATAACGCTTGTAAGAGCTGAATAATTATAGGCAGTACGGTATCGAGTATTTGAGTTATAAGCGGCATAAGCCCCTCTATCAAAGAAACAACAATAGGTAGCACTTGCTCTATAATTTGAATTAAAAACGGTAGGAGCTGCTGTATCAAACTCACAATAACGGGCAGTATTGCCGATATAATAGACTCAAGCGGCGGCAGTAAAGCCGATACCAAGTCCATTAGTACGGGGAAAAGCGTTTCCACGAGTGAAAACAGCGGAGGTAATAGCTGCTCAAACAAGCTCGTTATAACGGGTATAAACTTGTCAAAAAGAGCTTGTATTTTCGGCAGGCTGCTTATAATCATATCCGCTATTTTTTGGATAAGCGGTATAGCAGCTATGCCTATTCTGTTCATAAGTCCGCCGAAAGCGTCCTTAATATTGGCGATTGTATCGCCGAGCACTACGCCCGCTTTTACTGCGTCCTCCGACATTACTATACCGAGGTCGTCAGCCTCTTTTTTTAGAGCCGCCATACCCTCGGAGCCTGCGTTTAATAGCGGTAGCATTTCGGTATAGCTCTTGCCGAGCAAGTCGTTACCGATTGCGTTACGCTCCGCTCCGTCCTCCATATCCGCAAGAGCTGCGGTAATTGCGTTAAATTTCTCCTCGGTTGACATTGTGTTAAGCTCGTCGAGGGAGAGTCCTAAACGCGATATAGAGGTCGCCGCAGTTTTCGAGCCGTTGTTTGCGTCGTCTACTACATCAGACATTTTTTTAATGCCGTTTTTGAAAGAGTCTACGCTAACTCCGCTTTGGTCGGCGGCGTGTTTCCACCTTTGGAGCTCCTCTCTGTTTATGCCCGTTCTTTCGGATAGCTTGTCGATATAGTCCGCTTGTTCTGCGGTTTTCATAGCCATACCGTAAGCGGCAGTACCAACAGCAGCAGCTCCCGTTACTACAGCCGTACCCATTGCTACGGCTCCTTTTGCGATAGAGGAGAAAGCAGAGCCTACCTTTGAGCCGCTTTTTTCCGCTTTTTCGGTTGTATTATCTATGCTTTTATCCGCTTCGGCGTTATCAATAAAAATAGTGCCGAAAAGGGAAAATATACTCGCCATAGGTTAGCCTCCTCTCTTTTTATCAGCCTCAACAAATGGCATAAGCTCCGCCATAATATCCTCGGCTGTTCTTTCTTTTTTTGCTTTGGGCTGCGGTGCGTCGGAGTCCGAAAATACGAGCTTTATAAACTCGTCATACTCCATAACCTCGAGCCCTGGTTTTATTTTTGATACTGCATAATTTACAAGCCATAAAGGGAAAAGCCGCTTTTCAAGCTCGAGCTTTTGAGCTGCTGCCTCCTCTTTACGGGCATAAGAAAGCAGCCCACCGAGAGCCGCCAAAGGTAGACTCTCGATAAGCTGCCAATCGTAGTATTTATGCAGTAGCGTTAAGCTCCTTGCTCTACTTTCTTTCGTAGAGCACGCTTGAAAAAACTTACAACGCCCTCGTCGTGGATAAATTCGTTAATTACCTCCGCTGCGTCGAGCTTGTTTGCCTCCTCAAGGCTAACGCCTTTATAAGAGGCTACGAGCGGCGGGAGGTCGTCGGCAATTTTACCGAGCTGCGGTGTAAGCTCCGCTACGATTTCCATAGCTAAAACTCCGACTTTTTCTTTGTCGAGCTGCTTAAAAGCCTCCTCGGCATTGTCGGGCTCCTTAAAAATATCAACGCCTTTGAGCTTTTCAATAGCAGGCGTAATGTCGAGTTTGCCTACAATTTTAAGCAAAATAGGCATAGTACCGATTGTTAGCATAGTGTGGCTCCTCCTTAAATTCTTGTATTATTCCTCGTTTTCGTCGCCGTTTGCTGCGGGCTGTTCGCCCTCATTGTTTACGGCTGCTGCGGCTGCCTCGTCGTCGGTAGGCATAACGGGCGGCTTGTCGATTTCTGTAACCTCCCATAAATCGCCGTCGAGGTCGCTATGCGGATAATGAGCCAAAAACTCAAAGGCGAGCTCGCCCTCGGCTTTCTGTACCGCCTTTGCGGTAAAGCCCGTTTCGTGCATAGGGTTGTAAATGGTAATTTTCTTATATTTGCCGCTGATTAGCTTTGCAAACATTGTAATATTTTTGAGGTAAGCCTCAAGGGGAATTACGCCCGTTTTCGGGTTTTTAATTGTCTTGCCGTCCTCGCTTGCGATAGTGCAATTAGGAATAGCAAGCGCGAGGTTTTCCTGGCTCATACAAAGAGTAGTAACCTTAATAGAGGCTCCCTGCTCCTCGATAACCTGGGTACCCGCTGTCTTGCCGTGTTTTCCGTCAAACTCAATATCGCGGACGGTTACAGTAGCGGCAAACTCGCCGCCGCCGCGAGTCGGAGCCAAGAAACGCTCGTCAGTTTCTCCGTAGTTGAGGAAAATAACCGACTCGTCAATCTGGATACTCTCGATTTGCTTTTTAGTGAGATTTGTAACCATTGCGTTACCTCCTAATAGTAGAATAATCTTGCCGACATAGACAAGCGACGGTGCGCTATGTCAAACTCGCTGTCGGCTACGGTATTTTGGTTGTCAAAGCCGATATGCCCGTACAAGCCAGGCGCGGCAATGATTGCATTATAAAGCCCGTTGCGGAGGTTGTCGCACGCCCTCTCGAGTTCTACTGCTGCCTCGGGTTTCTTTTCGTCCGCCCAAACATCAATATAGAAAGAGGCGAGGTCGCCGCTCTCGAGGTCGATAATGTTAATGCCGCTTACTACCGCATACGGAAACGCCGTTTTTGTTGGTGCCTCGTCGTATGTGGTCGGCAGAATATTATTAACCCGCTCCGTAAGAGCTTTTATAAATGCCTCTGTATTTACTTTCATAGGGCGCAGCCTCCTTTCGCTTTTAGCTTTCGACTACTAAAGCCTGGCAAATGAGCTCGAGGCACTCATTTTTTACGGGGTATGTACGGATAATACGGTACATCTTGCCGTTATGCTCAAAGTGTCCCTCGCCGTTATAGTCAAGCTCTTTTATCTCTACGCAAAGCTCGGGGCGGTAGCCCTGGGCTTGTGCCTGGTAAAACTCGTTTCTCTTAACGCCTTTAGAATTACAAAAAACCTCGCGCTTTTCGTAGTCCTTATATGGCTTTCGGAGAGAGTCGAGCTTTTCCGTTTCAACGCACAAAAAGCCGATTTCTCGCCAATACATAGCTACGCCTCCTCGATATATTCACTTGATAGCTGCAAATGCCTTTTAAGCATATCGTAGCTGCTGCGGTACTTTTCCGCGTCCGCGTTATCGAGTCCAAACTCGGCTTTTACATAACAGACAATAGCCCGCTTTATAAGCGCGTCGCTTTCGTCCTCAACCTTTGCCGCTTTGATACCGCCTAATAGGAGGTCGGCTCGCGCCGCTCCTATTAGGTCGGTAATTTCTGCGTCAAAATGAGTGTGGCTTATGCGTAAGTATCGGCGGACATCATAAACAAATTGCTTTGTTATTTCCGCCA